ACTTTGCCATGGGTCTTACGAACGAGACGAGAACTTCGTCGATATCAATAGCAACTCTTTTCATTTATTACAAAATATTCACTCATAATCTCTAAATACTATTCCGATGGATGTTCACATGATTAAAGAAGATTGTGTACTTTACTTTACTTTATATAATGAAAGGGGATAAAAGGTGTCCAAACTTTCACGTGTGTCACAAAATGAGGGATCCCCGTCTGATAGCGTGCTCTTTATGTTACTGGCGATTTGAGAATGAAAGACTGGAGTTTAAAGATGATACGGAATGTCCCGTTTGCTACGAGAGACAAAAGTGTGTAAAGTTCAGAAAATGTACACATTTTGTATGTTTAAAATGTTTTGATAAACTCGAAATATGCCCAATGTGTCGTTCAGACCCAGATGATTTTGCAAAACTTAAAAAAGCTGGTTTGATATGGAAGAGGGGGGAGTAACGGCATCTTCGTCGATATCAATAGCAACTCTTTTCATTTATTACAAAATATTCACTCATAATCTCTAAATACTATTCCGACGGGAAACCTCGGAATCCCGAGATCCGTCAAGTTTTGGAACTTTACGGTTAACATTTTACCGAAATACTTTTCCTTATGCGCATAAAAATACTCTCTTTGTTCGATCGTACCTTCGGGTCGAACACAGAATGTACTTCCATTTTCGGTTTTACACACCCATACGACGGCATTTGCATCGCGACCGTGTCCCGTCTTTGCATCGACAACTTCATATTCTTCCGTCATGAAATCTTTGAATTTCAATAGGTAATTACTCCGTTTCCCGTTTTCATACACACTCGCGGGATCACGAACCATGGTTCCTTCGTACCCTTGTGAAACGAACTGATCGTGGAACTGTTTCAAACACGTTTTCTTACGAACGAGTTTCGTTTCGACCGTGACATACTTTTTGCGTTCCTCGAACGGTAAATTGGGACGATTCACGTCGAAATAATCAAAGACGTAAAACGTGAGTTGTTTCGGATCGGTTTTAAACAAACTCGTAATTTCCTCGAACGTTTTGTTTGGATCGTAACACTCGCCGTCGAGGTACTCGCCGTCCTTAAGACCTTTACCGAGATACTCGGTTCCCTGAACGAGTTTCCCCGTACGCGAAATCCCACCTTTATTCGAGACGAGTAACCGAACCCCGTCGAGTTTGGGTTGAACGTAGAACGGTTCCGAGATGTACCTTTTACGATCCTCCCATTTGTTTGCCAACATAGGCATAACGTCTGGTACCTGTAAATTTTTCCACATGGTTTTTGCACGTTTCAGGGCACTTTCGTACCCGAGCGGGACGTGCGTTGTTGAGATAGATTCTTTACCATCAACAACACCAGTTGCTTTAATGATATTGGCGGTACCATCTTTCAGTTTTTCAACTCTGATTGAAGTGTACCTTTGATTGCCGTTTTTGTCCGTTTTAAAAATTGTTTCCATTATTATAGATGAGTAGTGTTCCACCAGTTGTAGATTATAAACGAATGGAACGACTTAGGCCTCCAGAAAACACGGTTATTCCTCTAAACGCAAATACTCTATGCATATTTCTTATACTAGCAACCATTATTGGTTTGTATAAGAGACATGTAGATACCAGATCCCGAAGGGATCTGTGAAGAGGGGAACCCCCAGACCCAGACCCTCCGGGATACGACCCCCAGACCCCTCCGGGATACGACCCCCAGACCCCTCCGGGGTCTGTAGTCGGGATCTAATCAACAGAATCAACGACATTATACTTGATACACTCTTGTGGATCTAAATACATGTCACGTTTCATAATTTTTTTAAGTTGTTTTTGTGGTATAGACGTTTTTTCATTATACGTCTTTGTAACCATATCCATGAGTTTATCACACGATTTCATTTCGTCTTTGAGTTCTTCGTATTTTCCCCAGAACCCGTTCGTGGATATTTGGTGTATGAGTACGTGTGCATTCTTACCTATACGACGTTCGTGACCACCCAAAAGAAGAAACGTCGCGGCGGAACAACATACGCCTTGTGCTATGGTAACAACTTTAACGCGTGACTTCTCGATAATGTTCATGGCACTTAACCCCGAGAACAAATCACCGCCTTCACTACATATATGAAAATATATGACGGGTTCATACCCAACAAGTTCAGCCTTCTTTTTAAGAAGATCTATTTCGAGTTTCTTAAAATCTTCGATAAACTCAAGGATATCTACATCGGTAATTTCCCCGTAATAAAAGATTTCATTACCAATGACTCGAGATATTTTAAAATCGTTTTCTTCTTCTTCGGTACTCATTTAATTATTCTGTACACACGTCTTTAATAAGTTTTTTGATTTTCGTCACTTCCCTTTGTTTCAGTTTATTGTGTAAACCCAAATGGTTCATAACATCAAAATCTTGGGGTGTTAAATTATATTCACTAAACTTCGAAACGTCACCTTTTTGTGCATATTCGCGTAAAAGCATGAATTCATGGTGTTTCATATTTGTATGTGAACGTACCTGTATACTTCGAATTTTCTGTTCACGCATTTTCTGGTTCCCGTATTTTGTCCATGCACTTCCCGGTCGTATAGCATCTTTCTCGAGTAGGTTTTTCATGTAAATTTTAGGAATCTTTATAGCGTTCAAAACAAAGTAAGGCATGAAATCCCATTCACCTTTATAAAGTTCGGTATCGTATAGATCGGCGTGTACTAAACTATCCATGATTTTATCGTAATGGTCCGTATCCGTTCCAAGATAATTTTCGTGTACGGATCCCCAAACGTGTCCGTGTTCGTGTATCGTTTCATTTATATCTATAGTACCGGGTACACAAAGAAGGTCTTCGATAATTTCTTTCGGGGATTTAAAAATATCCTTATCGTCGCTAAATTCGAGGTAACTGAAATAGTTCCCGATATGTCCTTTACACTGTTCGGACGCTATTTTCGATCGTGGGTGGTTTTTATTTAACCACTGAATGGTTTCGGGTTTACGTTTTGGTACGAACACGAGTTTGAAGTTGGGTAACATGTGTACGTTTTTAGACGTGACGAGTAATGGTTTTTTTGTAATGTGACCTCCGTTACAGACGGTTTCGACTATACTTTTATATGCGGTATCGGATTCGTAATCGTCTATATACGCATACATGTTCGAATTTTTTATCGTACTTAAAAACAGGTCTTTTTTCTGTAAAACTTCATCGTACAATTCTATACTGTTCGATTCATCAAGAATTTTATTCAGAATGTACGTTTTCCCAACACCAGCCGCACCGCACAAAAACACATTGGTACCGTTTTCTAACAGAGACGTGATTTCTTTTATTTCGCGATCGTGGAGCGAAATAGTACCAACCTTTTTTTGTTTATGTATTGTAACGAAGGCATCCATGTCCGATGAAAATGGAGAAAGCGATATCGCTACTCAGGCTTTAGATATTATTATGGAAAATAATACACTCCAGAAACGCGTTATAGACCCTTTAAAAAGGAAACTTTTCCCTTATTTGATGTGTGTTACAATCTTTAACCTTGCTCTTTTTGTGATGGTGGCGTATCTTGTGAATCGTCTTTCGGTGATTCTGTAACAACTTCCATGAGTTCCGTGCGTCGACGAATTTCTTTCATGAGATCACCTTTCAAACTTACGAGTCCCTTATTTTTTAAATCCGAAATTTCGTTTTTGCGTTCCTGTACACGCTCAATATCGGCTTTAACGGTTTCTTTTATACCTCGTATTTCGTTGAGTTCTTTTTTAAGTTCGCGTTTAGCAATACCACCAACCGCATCTTTGAGTTTCGTCATGACTCTATTTTCCTGTATGGCCTTGAATGGCATGATGGGTTGTATGTGCATGATTTCGGGTTTGAAAAACGCGTTATCGTCTGGAAACTCGCGTTCAAATGCATCTATCATTTTTTTGGGTACGTTTGGAGACTGTTCAATAAGTCTATCGTATTCGGCGCGCATGTTTTCAATCATGACGGTACCGTTTTGTGTTCTTTCAGCGAGAGGTAAAGTTAACTCGAGACGAATGGTTCTCGAAAGTTTACCGTACTGTACCGACGCGACGCGGTGACCTTCCATGAGTTCGTTGATTTTGAGAAACTGCATGATAGTTGTTGCAATGGCGGTGATTAAGTTCAAACCACCGATAGCCGACGGTACATACGGTTGGACCGTAGGTGGGAACGTTTCCTGTGCAAAGTTTGCAGTACCGGTTATGGTACTTACAATAATAAGGGGTATGGTAAATTTCATGCTTAAATTTTTAAATGAACAGTACGCTTGGTAGTGCATGTATCGATAACACGCGGCGGCTTCACCCCAGGACTTTAATATTTTCTCTTGTTGTGGATGCCAAATTTTCGGAAGTTTCTTTTCTTCGTTCATACTAATAATAGATATGAACATTATATTCTTCATTCACTTACTTTTTTTCATAACCATGTTGGTTGTACCATTCATGAAGAATAAACAAAACCTCGAATTTTACTCACTACTCGTCCCGTTTATATTTTTTCACTGGTCTGTAAATGATGATACGTGTGCACTGACCCAAATGGAAATGGCTGTAACGGGAAATAGTAAAGAGGAAACGTTTTTTGGACGTATAATGGGGCCCATATACAAAATGGATGATACCGAGGCAAATAATTTTTTAAAATCTATTTTATTTTTCCTTTGGTTACTTGTTCAGTATAGACTCGATAGAATTGATTTGAGTCCACTTTACGAACTCAAAAAACGCATCGTTAAATAATATTGGTATATATAAAATGAAGATCAGTAATAAAACGCAAACAAAACTTTTGTTTATTGCGTTAGCGGTTCTTTTTTCTTTAGTTATATACCAAATGTATAATCCAATTATAGTTAAGAAACAGGTTCCTGTACATGTACCAGTTGAAGTTCCAGTACAGATACCAGTCGAAAGAGAGTTTCGAAAACCACCAATTAAAGAGTATAAACCCGGGTACGTTCAACAAATGGGTGTTCTCGTAGGTCCAGATGAAGAAACCTTACCTTTATACGGTAAAGAAGTTCGTGGAAGACGCGATCAATACCATTATTACACGACAACACCAGGTGATCAAGTGTACCCACTTCCAGTCACGATTAATGACCGGGACTGTATGGACGATATAGGGTGTCAAGAACTGTACGGAAATGAAACCGTTTCGGTATTAGGGCAAACGGGTTCATTTCAGGCGAAACTGTATAGAACAGATAATTTTTTTATTTAGACGAGTAAAAAAGTATTAAATAACAACACGAGAGTAATACTATAGTCTTTAATACACCTGAAATAGTTCTGACGGTATTACACCCATCCGAACATTTATCTTTTACAGGTTTTCCGTTTACTGTTACGGTACTAAAAAATATACACGGACATATTTTTAAAGGTACAAGTGATACGACGAACCAAACACAACACAATAACAGGAAATATTGTAAACGATCCATTTTTTAATTTATATTAAACAAAGAAAAAAATATATTGGTTACTATAAATGAATATAGATACTTTAAAAAACGAAGCAAGACGTTTAGGTCTTCGTGTCACTAAGAAAAAAAATGGGAAACGTGTTCCCCTGTCCGAAAAGGAACTTAAACTGCGAATCGAAAAGCTTCGAACATCATCTTTGGAAATGCAGGTTCGTAATTCAAAAAAACTTATACGAAAGTGTAAATCGTTATTGAAAAATATGGAACCGAGTGTTTCGGTAAAGAAAGTTGCGCCTCCAGCACCCCGAGTGGTTCCCTCAGCACCTCGGATCCCTCCAGCGCCCCCGGTCCCACCACGTCCCGTGAAACGCGACCCACGTGCAAACTTAATGACGGCTTTGAAAGCAAATCTCGAAAGACGTGGTATTAGACGAAATTTAAACCAAACTTCTTAGTTATTATTTTTTTAGCCCCTTCGAGTTCAGGGTAACTCCATAAAAGCCATCTCGACCAAAACCCCGCGGTATACAAACCTGATTTACCCCAGTTTTCTTTATCGCTTCGTGTAACATCGAGCATGTTTTTGTGAACGAGTTTAGGATTGGTTTGTTTTTGAACCATGTGTGGTACAAACCCACCGTGACGCGTGACGTACATACGCATACGTAACGGGTTCTTGTGTAGTGTATAATCGGAGTACCCCTTGGCCCCAAAATCAACAATCTTACCATCGTCGAACGTAACTCTAAACTTTTTATCAAATCGCGGACTTTTTCGTAAACGAACACGCATGTATACTATAATTATTGAACATATTTATTTTGTAACCTTGCGAGCGTGTAGTGGTGATACAAATGAAGTATACCAATAAGTATTGAAACGTAAACGATTGGATTACGTCTCGCCTTTTTATTCAGAACAACTAATACAAGTGCCATGAGAGTGATGATAGTTGGTAAAGCGAATAAACCAATTTGA